GAAAAGAAAATAGGAGAGAGTGGGGAAACTTATGAAGTACCTGTTGGTTACTACTTTGATGCATTTACGAAGGAGAATCACGTCGGTTCTGTAAGAGTAACGGAACATCCTGTTCAAGGCGGATCAAATATCAGCGATCATGCTTATAATCTCCCCGACAAATTGACGATTGAAGTTTTGGTTTCAGATTCTGTTCAGCCTATTGTAGCAGGGCAATTTGCAAGCGATAAAACAAAATCAATATCTGCTTATGAAGTAATACGCAAATTGAAGGAAAAAAGAGTTTTGGTTTCTGTAAGGACTCGTCTTCATTATTATACCAATATGATCATTGAAAATATGAGTGTTTCAGATGATTACAAATCCGCTAATAGTTTACGATGTACCGTTAGTTTAAGACAAGTGATGATGGCAGTTGTTCCGGTTGAATATGTTACGCTTACTAAGAGACAAGCGGTAGGGGAAACAAAAAAAGGACTTCAAAGTGCATCAGACGGTGAAAGTACTTTTAGTAAAGCGGGACGAAGACTAGGTGGTGGTTAAATATGGCATACCAAAAAATACCTTTGACAAGTGATCCTAATCAAGAATTTTCTGTTACCCTGGAAATTGACGGCGTGAACAGAACCTTGAAGTTTAATTTGAGTTGGAATTATATCGGCGGGTATTGGGTTATGAGAATTACCGATCCAGCGACAGATGAAATTATTATTGATTCTGTTCCTTTGGTTGCCGGTTCTGTAGGCTCTGACGAATTGAATATATTGCATCAACACGAATATCTTGGCATCGGGAAAGCATATATTGTTCCGACAAAAGACCCGCTTGAATATGATCATCCTACAGATGAAAATCTTGGGACGGATTTTGCGTTAGTATGGGAAGGGTAAAATGGCAACTGACATTTTAGCTACACAGAAAAACAATAACGAGAAGTTGTTTGGGAGGAAGTGGAAGATTAGTATTCTCATTCCTTTGTCTGAAACAGAAACATCTGCCGATCCCAGTAAATATACGGCACATGTCATATCGAATAGTGATTATGAAGATCAATCTCTGGATGTCACTTTCAAGATAGAAAAGTTTGGGTGGAAGAATCCTAATTTTTCGGAAGTAACCGTTTACAATTTAAATCCGCAAACAGAAAATATGGTCATAAGGTCTGGTACAAGAGTTTTGGTAGAAGCGGGGTATGTCAACGGTGATTACGGTGTCATTTATGACGGCAATGTTTTTCAACCCATGTGGGAAAGAGAAGACACCGTTACATCAAAAGTGACGCTTAAATGTATCGACGCCATGGACATTATTTATGACAATCATGTGTCTGCTGCTTTTGGTGCTCTGGCATACCAGCAGAACATAGTAATGAACATGGCAGCAAATTCCAGAAAGCCATTTAACATAACGAAAATATCTAGCGGAGTTGGCAATGCACAGTTGTCAAGAGGTAAGGTGCTCTTTGACTCTCCAGTATATTATATGAGAAAATATGCTCAACAATATGGGACTGCAATAAGCACGATTGATAGAAAAGTTTATATTGACCGTCCTCAAGACCCAATACCGGCCAATTTGACAAAGAAAGCTCTTGTTCTTTCTCCGGGCTCTGGTGGACTGATTGGCACGCCGCAACAGACTCAAGATGGAATAACCTTTACTTGTTTATTAAATCCAAAAATAAAAGTGTTTAATCCGGAGCCTATGCTGGTAAAAATAGACAATGCATTCATAAGACAAATGGCCATCCAATTTGGCTCTTCCGGGTTTTCAAGACTGGATGAAGACGGTATTTATAGGGTGATTGGAATAACTCATACTGGAGCTACGAGAGGAAACGAATGGTACACGACTGTGGTTGGTTGTAATCAGTCAATGGAAGGAACTCTTGCAACGATGTATAAAAACGAAAGTGCTGTTAATAAATAGGAAGTAATTATGACTTTAGTAAACGTTCCATTATCTGTAAGACTTGGCGATGAAAACGAAGTTCTTGAGCAAAGACTTGAAAAGTTAAGCAATCGTATTCGTGTTGCTTGCCCCGGAATTGTTCAGAGCTTTGATTCAACCAAGCAAACGGTGACTGTAAAATTAGCCATCAGAGAAATGGTCAGTCTGGAAGGAAAGCCTTACGAGAATATTGAAATTCCCATCCTTCAAGATGTTCCTATCTACATGCCTCGTGCTGGCAATTTTGTTCTGACCATGCCGGTAACGGTTGGTGATGAATGTCTGGTTGTTTTCGGGGACAATTGTATTGATAGCTGGTGGGAGTCGGGAAAGGTCAGCAATCAGTTGGATTATCGCAGACATGATTTATCCGATGGGTTTGCTATAATTGGTCCTTGGAGTCAGCCTAGAAAGATTAACAGCTATTCTACCGATTCAGCAGTTTTAAGAAATCTTAACAACGACTCTTATGTTGAAGTCAGAGACAATGACATTAATATAGTCACTCCGATGAAGGTTACGGTGACCGCTGGCAGTGAAGTTGAAGTAAACGCTCCTACGGTTGATGTAAATTCCACAAGCGTAACTGTAGATGCAACAGATGTTACGGTTATTAACTCTCCTACTGTTCAGATGTCTGGCGCATCAATTACCTTGGCAGCTACAAGCGGTGTTGTATTATCTGGCGGTGGTTTGTCATCTATTGATGCAAAGAATTTTTTGAATCATGTCCATAGCGGGGTTCAACCGGGATCAGGAAATACTGGAGGAGTCGTTTAATGATTTGCAGAAGGCTGGATGAAAATCATGATTATTGTTTTGGAAGAGGGCTTGGAGATTATCTTCAAGATGTTTCCGGCAATCCGGAAGCAATAGCTCAATCTATTAAAACAAGGCTTCTTTTGTTTCTTGGTGAGTGGTGGAAAGACTTGAGAGACGGTCTTCCTCTTTGGCAGAAGATTTTAGGAGCAAGAATCAAAGATAAAAAAATCATTGACAAAATCATTACCGACAGAATTCAAGGATTGAAAATGCCTAATGGGAGTTATGCAGTAACGGCGATAAATTCAGTTGAGTCTGAATATGATGCGGAAACAAGAGAATACTCTTTTACCTGTAGGGTTGATACGATCTACGGAGAGTTGTATATAACAAATAAGGACCAATTAACAAGTTCTTAAAAGGAGTTGTAGAATGTGCGCATATTTTGCTCCATATGTGGATAAAGATGGACTTCATTTACCGACATATAATGATATTCTTGAAAAAAGAATAAATGATACTAAAACCATCTTTGGTCCCGATATTTATCTCGCCAATGATTCTCCAGACTACCAGATATTGGCAAACGAGTCTTTGATGATTTATGAAACCATGCAGGCAATTCAGTATGCATACAACCAAATGAGTCCCGTTACCGCAGTTGGTGTCGGCCTTTCAAGTCTGGTTCAGTTAAATGGGATAACAAGAAATGCAGCGACCTATTCAACTTGTGATGTGATCCTTACAGGAACTTCTGCCGTTACCATTACCAATGGCAAGGTTCAAGATAAGTCTGGAAATCTGTGGGATTTGCCTACACCGATTACGCTTCAAGCTGCCGGTTCTCCCGCTGGTGAATATTATGAATTGACGGTTTCGGCTACTTGTGAAACGTCCGGTGCTATTACTGCACTTATAGGAGATATTGATATTATTGCCACTCCTACGGCGGGATGGACAGGAGTTACCAATGCAGTTGCCGCTACTCCCGGACAAAATGCTGAAACAGATGCAGAGTTAAGAACCCGTCAAGCGATTAGTGTTGCTCTTCCTTCTCAAACCATGCTTGCGGGGACGATTGCAGCTATTGCCGCACTAGATAATGTTACCAGATATGCGGTTTATGAAAACCCGACAAACTCAACGCATTATGGAGATGCAGGAGTTCCTTTTGAAGGAGCACCAGCACATTCTATTACCTGTGTTGTAGAAGGTGGAACGATTTTAGATATTGCAAAAGCCATTTATTACAACAGAGGTCTTGGCTGTTATATGAATGGCGATGTTGAAACGGACATTACCGATGCTGAATATGGAACGGTAACCACCGTGAGATTTTATCGTCCGACCAATGTTCCTGTATATATAGAATTTGAAATCCATCAATTGTCAGGATATTTGTCCGGCACGGATGTTTTGATAAAAGCAGCGGTTGCCGAGTATATCAATAGTTTAGGAATTGGCGATACCTTAACTATTTCTTCGATCAATTATGCGGCGATGTCTGTTAATGTGGATAGTTTAAAACCGACGTTTTCAATTTATTCGATAGCGATAGGAGAATCTCCAAGTCCTGTTG